TCCACTGGCTCTGCCTACGGGGGTTCAAATCCCTCCCTGCCCACCTTGGAGAGTTGGCCGAGTGGACGATGGCGCAGCACTGGAAATGCTGTAAGGGGGCAACCCCTTCGAGAGTTCGAATCTCTCACTCTCCGTTGACATATTTTTCTATACTATAGTATAATATGTCTAAACCAGGGAGATTAACTCAGCGGTAGAGTGGTTGCCTTACAAGCAATAAGTCACTGGTTCGAATCCAGTATTTCCCATATATAAGTTATGACTGTACCTTTTTTTATTGAAGAACCAATCACCTGGAAGAAGATTCAGGTCCCCTACGATATCGTTCGGTATTGTGATGCTTTCACTCTTGATGCCGATAGAGAAGATCTTCGATATATAGATTGTGTATGGATGCACATGGGTTACTATGGTGTACCTAAACATGTGATGAAAGCAGTACGAGACGAATGGAATCCGCCAGTTGTTCCTGTATTTGAATGATGTCCCATAATCACAACTATGAACCTATGCCTGCCTGGGTTGCCTGGGCAGGTGTAGGATTGATGATGTTCACCGTCATCATCTTTGTTGTGTTTACTCTTAGTGTAATGTACTTTGGATAACATGGAGCACTTATTTGTTTTTGCATTTGCTCTGTTGTTGACTACAGCAATGGAAGCAACTTTTCCCGTTAAGAAACCTAAATGATGAACCACGCTGACCACTCAACCTTTGAACACCTTATTCATATGTTTCTTTGCTGTCTTGCTGGTCTAGGTATCGGCACCCTAGCAGTCTGGGGATATCAAAAAATTAAAGAATCTAAGAATCACAACCCGTGATACATACGCATCGATCTAAAAAACTTAATAGGATAATGAGATGCAAAAAGTACGATGCAAAGAATGTAACCAAGAGTTTAATGTAACCACTAAATTTTTTTGTTGTGGTTGCCCAAACATGATGACCGTAAATGAAGACAAGGTTTCCGCCAACGATCTGAGTAAAGTTGTATGGAGTAAATCTAAAAACATTATAAAAAATGATGGTATCCTGACAAAAGATGACCTAAAATACCAGGAAGAACGGCGTAAACGCAAAGTTCGAAAACTCAACTTTGAAATCAGATGATCAACCTCCATCAACGTTACAACCACTATCTGAACACTGGATTGATCCTTAACGATCATGACATTAATGAAAGGATTATTGCCTACGGATGGAACGATGATGGTAAAGACATTGTTGGATTCTATGTCTTGACAGAAACCAAAGAGTTGTCTTATACTAAAGATGGTTCACTTATCGGTATTGAAAACCGTAAAGTGAGTCAAAAAACTTATGCTGCGTAAAGGCATATATACTCCTATAGTTTGCGTTATTAATTTTTAACAATGATCAGGCCCACTTTTCAAACAAGAGTTGTTCCCAACCACCTTTCTTTCCAGTATAGAGAAGATGGTGAGTGGGTAACTAAAACAGCCCAAGATCTCTTTGCTGGCAAAAAAGTAATTGTGTTTGCACTCCCAGGTGCATTTACTCCTACCTGTTCTTCCTTCCAACTTCCTGGATTCGAAAAGAACTTTGCCAAACTTAAGAAGGCTGCAAACTTGGATGATATTTATTGTCTGAGTGTTAATGACGCTTTCGTTATGGATGCTTGGTTCAAAGACCAAAAGATCAAAAAAGTAAAACATATTCCTGATGGGAATCTGGATTGGACTCGTTGGGCAGATATGCTTGTAAGTAAAGTCAATCTTGGTTTTGGACTTAGGTCCTGGCGATATGCGGTTATCATTGATGATATGGTAACCTCTCAGTGGTTTATTGAAGATGGAAAAACGGATCGTGCCGAAGATGATCCTTACGAAGCCTCTTCTCCCGAAAATATTCTAGAGTATCTCGGATCATAAATGAAACACCTCATCACTCCGCTGATGAATTTGGTTCATGCACATCCCGCAGCATTTGGTACTGTTGCGGGTGTGTCCCTTCTTTTCCCGTTTGCTTTCTTTATCTGGGACAGTGCAAAACACCCAGAAAAATATAAAGAACATTGACGGAATGTAGCTCAGCTTGGTAGAGCACTCGCTTTGGGAGCGAGGGGCCGTAGGTTCGAATCCTATCATTCCGATTTCCTAATCTTTTTCGATGGAAAAAATTACTCTCGAATACTTGGAATCGAATTTTGAGAACATCATGGACAGGTGTGAACAGGGACAATCCTTCCACATCATGACACCTGATGGGAAGGACGTGGTGTTGGTGCCTCAAAGTGAGGTTCTTGCACCACTAATTAGTCAAGGCATTGTTCATCCTTATGAACTGGAACAAAGTGCCAATCATGATGATGGTGATGATTATGACTGGTCAATGTACACGGATCACATGGAGGGGTCTTGACTTAAACGACCTCTCACCCTATAATACTTCAGTAAACATTCAAGGAAAATGTCCGTCACAACTAAGTTCAAGAAAGACATCGAAACTCTTCGTCTCGCTGCAAGTGGTGAAATCTATCTTGACGTAAAGAATCCGAAACTTTACAAAAAGGTTGTTCGTTATTATCAAAACGAAGGCATCGAATTCTCTGGTGAACCTTTAGATGATTATGAAATCTTCATGGACTGTCTCGCACAAGATTTTCAAACCACTGAGGTTGCATGAAAATCATTCATGAACGTTTCCCGTATCGTTATGTTGAATGTGGAACTCTAGACAATGGGTTCCCCGACTACCGTATTCAAAAGGCCGATAGTTGGACTAAACGTTATAAAGACATGTATCTTCTAGACAATCAGATGCAACTTCTGACTGCCATGGAAGACTTTGAATATACTAAGTGGCTCGACCCCGATCGAGTTCCTTGTTACATCAAAGAAGAGTCGGTATCCTCTCAAAACTAGCCCTGGTGGAGCCAATGGCAGATTTACATTTACTTTTTCCTACTCCAGTATACGAAAGTACTCTTGATATTCGTCCAAAAGAACTCTATAAGATTATCAGTCTTATGGAAAAACAAGATTGGAGAGAAGATCAAGATCATTTTGGTAAACCAAATGGAGCAGTGACTAAGCCTAAAAATCTTCTTCTTGAAGAGGGTTTTGAAGATCTTAGAAATCTCATTCAAATTGAGATGGAAAAGTATGTGTATGGTCTTCTGAACGTAGACAAAGATGCCCATGGGTTAGTATGTGTTACTGCTTGGGGCAATAGATATAATATGGGTGATTGGGCAGCAAAACACTATCATTCAAATGCAATGTTTAGTGGTGTGTTTTATCCCAAGTGCGTTGAGGAGGGTGGTGAGTTTCATGCCACCCGATCTGGGCCTAGTTGGTGTACTTATGATTGGGAGATTAACACTACCGATGTTACTCCCCTAAATTCTCTTACTACACCATTCAAACCAACAGATAGAAAGATTCTTCTGTTTCCATCTCATATGCAGCATTATGTTACCCCTGTTCAATCTAATGATGTAAGATACAGCATCGCATTTAACTATATGTTAGATGGTGAGTTTGGTGAGTTCCGTGAAAAGTATGCCAAAAAATACGGTCATGGAACTAATCATTTGACACTCAAATTCTAGTCTCGGGATGACTTAAAAAGCGCCCTGGTCGGGATGGGTCATCGACCCCTCGGGTTTCTTGTTTCCTAAAAACAAGTGGTGCGGATGGGGTAACCCCGCCTGGTTTCCAATTTCCAGACAAAGAATTGGTGGCGAGCAAAGGTGACCTTATGGAAGTTAAAACTGGTATGGAAATGGTTAATTTAGAACCAGATCCTAATTTAAAAGCAACTATAACTGATTTTATCGGCATCTATGATGATGCTGTTCCAGCAGAGTTCTGTCAACGTATGATGGACATTGCTGACAATAGTCATTTTGTGCAAACAAGACAGACTTTTGGTATTCAAGATAGACAACTTGTTCTGGATAGTTTTCATGCCCAGGACGTAAGTGCATTATACCGAAATGCACTAGAACCTTGTCTTCAACATTACATCGCAACTTTTCCATATCTTTCCAGTTTTAACTACGTTAGTAGTGCTGCCCTCCTTCAAATTACCCAACCGAAGGGTGGTGGATATCATATGTTCCATGCAGAAAACATTGATTGGAATGTCAATGACCGAGTTCTTGCATGGATGATATACTTGAATGATGTCGATGCTGGCGAGACAGAGTTTCTTTATCAAGGAATTAGGGTAAGACCTAAGACTGGTAGAGTTGTTCTTTGGCCCGCCAGTTTCACTCATTTACACAGAGGGAATCCCCCTGCAAATGTTAAATATATTATCACAGGTTGGTGGCAGGGTGTGAATGGTCTTCGAGTTACTGATACTGCAGGATCTAGAGAAGGTAATAGTGAATGAGGGTATTAGTTACTGGTCATAAAGGATTTATTGGGTCTAATGTTTATGAGTCTTTGAAAAAGAATCATGAAGTTGTAGGATTAGATTATCCTGATGACATCGGATCTTGGGATAAGTATTCATGGGTATACCAACCTAAGTTTGATATAGTAATTCATCTTGCTGCATTCGCTGCACTTCGAAAAAGTATTTCTAACCCAGATGTTTTCTGGGAAAACAATGTAGTAAAGTCTAAACCAATATTTGATTATTGTAAGGACAACAACATTCGCTGCCTATACGCAAGTTCTGCTGGAGTTTATGAGTGGTGGAGAAATCCATACGTCATGACCAAGAAGGTCAATGAACTCCAAGCGCCAAAGAACAGTGTGGGTATGCGATTTTTTAATGTCTGGGCAGAAGAAGATAGTAGACCAGACATGCTTTACCGAATGTTATTAGAAGGAAAGGCAAAGTATTTGACGCGCCATGAAAGAGATTGGGTGCATGTAGATGATGTCGTTTCTGCTATTGAAATATTAATGCATTCGGATTATACTGGCACAGTAGATGTGGGTACAGGAGAAACAACTTCTGTTTTAGATCTCGCAAAATTCCTGGGTGTAGAGGGTCTTCCAATCAAAGAAGACACTCCGAATGAGCCTGATATTTTGAAGGCAAATCCAGTTGTACTAAGGGATCTGGGTTGGGTTCCCACTCCATTTATGGACAAACTCCAATCTAAATGTTATACTAAATAAACTGCTACACTTTCCATTCACTTATGACTGAAAGACAGAAAACTGCACTGGTTCTTGGTGCAGGTGGTTTTATTGGAAGCCATATGGTCAAACGACTGAAATCCGAAGGATACTGGGTGCGTGGTGTAGACCTGAAACGTCCTGAGTTTTCTGAGACGGCTGCTGACGAATTCGTTGTCGCTGATCTGAGAGACTACAATACGGTCCAGAGATGCATCCGTTTCACTGGTTATCTTGGTAACTACTATCAGCAAATCGCTGAAAAATTTGCAGAACCCTTTGACGAGATCTATCAGTTCGCTGCTGATATGGGTGGTGCAGGTTTTGTTTTCACTGGTGAAAATGATGCAGATATCATGCATAACTCTGCCTCAATCAACCTCAATGTACTTGATTGTGTGCAAAAGTTTAATGAAAACCACGAGGTAAATAAAACCAAGATTTTCTATTCTGGATCTGCTTGCATGTATCCAGAACATAATCAACTGGATCCTGACAACCCTGATTGCCGTGAAGAATCCGCCTATCCTGCCAATCCCGACTCCGAATATGGATGGGAGAAACTATTCTCTGAGCGACTCTATCTTACATACCATAGGAATTATGGTATTCCTGTTCGTGTTGCCCGCTATCATAATATCTTTGGCCCAGAAGGGACCTGGGAGGGTGGAAGAGAGAAGGCACCAGCTGCAATCTGCCGTAAAGTCGCTTACCTCCCAGAGACAGGTGGATCCATCGAGGTGTGGGGAGATGGCTTACAAACTCGTTCCTTC